GTTCCAGCTGGAACAGTATATTGAACCGTTGTTAGTGTTGTTGTTGCTGCTCTCCTAGCCAGAACTTTTGTTGCTGTTGCCATTTATTACTCCCTTTCTTAGAGTGCGCCCATGAGGATGAGTGTCAGTTCGTCTGTCACACTTCCTGGACCGTTAAGTACTACGTCGGTTAATCCTGAAATTGTTGTGATAGTAACGCCAGACGTTACTACTGTTGTTCCTAGGGTTGGTGCTGAGTAACCAGCTGCAGGGGTTGACCAGATAACTCCAAGTGCTGCAGTTGATGCTGCAGTAAGGACTTGACCGTTGCTACCTACTGTTAATTTGCCTGGTGTATCATTGCTGCTTGCTACGATTAAATCACCCTTAGCGTCAAGGATGCTATTAGAAATTGTTGTTGCAACATCAAATGCGGTAAATGTAATAACTTCAAGAACGTCTGATGCGGAAAGTGCTGGGCTTAATCCAGTAATGCTTGTTCCGTTGCTTGCTGTATAGTCTTGAGCACGAGTAAGCAATACACCATTAAGGTATACCTGTTCTTTGCCAGGAAGATAGGACAATGTTACTCCGTTATCATCTGGACCAGACTCTGAAGTTTCTCCACCAGATGCTGTGTATCGGTAACGGAAGATGTCCGCAGTCGAAGAAATGCTACCCCAGGCACTTCCTTTCCATACATACATGGCATTATCCACTGAGCTCCAATAAAGAGCTCCAGTCATAAGAGCATTGCCGTCATTATCTAAAGTTGGTGGAGTTGACTTAGAACCAAGGTAGCGGTCATCAAATGAATCGTAAGATGCAGCTGCGCTAGATGCTGACGTTGCAGCGGATGATGCAGACGCAGCTGCCGAAGATGCACTAGTTGCAGCAGCACTAGTAGATGCAGCAGCAGATGCTGCTGATGTGGCTGCTGAGTTTGCACTTGTTAAAGCATTAGCTTCTGAAGTAGCAGCAGCGGATGCATAACCAGCAATTGTAGCAACGGATGCAGAAGCAGTAGTTGCAGATGAAGCAGCAGCGCTTGTTGCGCTGGTTGCTGCTTGTCCTGCTGAAGTTGTTGCAGTTGCTGCCGAGTTAGATGCAGTGGTTGCTGACGAAGCTGCTGCCGTTTCGGAGGTTAATGCACTTGATGCACTAGTTGCAGCAGAACTTGCACTGGTTGCTGCGCTAGCTGCTGATGTAGCAGCTGCGGTTTGAGAAGTTAATGCAGATGCTGCTGAAGTTGCAGCAGCGGTCTGTGATGTTAAAGCGGATGCAGCGCTTGTTGCTGCAGCGGTTTGTGAAGCCAATGCTGAAGCTGCGCTTGTCGCTGCAGCAGTAACCGAAGCAAGCATTGTGCTAGCAGATGTAGCAGCACTTGATGCCGAAGTCGCTGCGCTAGAAGCCGAGGTTGCTGCTGCGGATGCTGAGTTAGCAGAAGCAGTAGCTGAGTTAGCAGCCGATGTAGCGCTGGTTGCTGCAGCAGTTGCGCTGTTTGAAGCAGATGTTGCAGAGGTTGCAGCAGCTGCTACTTGAGCATCAGCAAAATCCTTACGGACTGCGTCCGATGCCAATGTTGGTGTACCAAGGTTTGTTATCTTGAATCCACCAGCAGATAGGTTAGAACCAAGAGTTGCTGAGGAATATGTTCCACCAGTAATTGTTGCTGTTGATGTGAATGCTCCACTGATAGTTGCGCCAGCAATTGTTGGTGTATTAATTGTTGGTGAAGTAAGGGTCTTACCTGCAAGAGTTTGTGTTACGTTGTGCGCTGAGCTTGCTACCTCGTGAGCGCGAGACTCGGTAAAGTCTCTAGCTGACACACCGTGTTCAACAATCGCACCAATGTTGTGAGCCTTTGCAGTACTTCCATCTTGACCGCGAGTAATAGTATAGTTAGTACCAACTAAACCAGTTACGTTAATGATTTCTTCGTTAGCTGTATCCTTCTCAAGAATAAGAGTAAAAGGATACTGCGACGGTAAACCAGAAGCAGTGGCAAGCTGAATGCTTGCTGAAACTGCATCGATAGCAACAGCTAGCGTTGTCTTTGCAGCAGTAGAACTATAATAGCGTGATGGTGATGGCATTCGTTACCTCGTATACTGGATGATGTTTAGGAAGTTTGCCTGTTGCTTAGCAATCTCCTCTGCCAAGCGAACAGAGTAAAGTTGGAAGATATACTTAGCAGCGCTAGTTGATGCACCTGCAGCTACTGGCTGGTCTAGCGCATCAGCAGATACAGATACTGCTGTAACCTTTCCTGGTTCTACCGTTGAAAGTAGTCGATACATAGCACCAAGACGAACGACATCTTCGCAAGAAGATGGAAGACCGCTTGCTGTTAAATCTTGATTGTTGGTAATTGTTGTTGGATACTTTGTATACTGAACTCGAACATCACGACCAGGCATTGGTGATTCTTTAAGAATCAAAGCCTGCTTTGTTGTTGCAGTATCTGGGTCGTAGTAGTTTGTATCCAAACGCCAGTTCTTGATAAGCTGCCATACACCAGTTGAGTCTGGTACATCCCATGAAATGCCAGTAATATCTACCAACGAGTCTGGCATAATGTATGAGTAGTCAGCTCCGTTAAATTCAAATGTTTCATTTGTTACAACAGGAAAGTTCATTCCCTTAATTGTTTCAAGGATTGCTCGCTTTACTTGAGCACGTGGGAACAACGGATTGTTGCGGACAACTGAGCCAGATACGTGACTGGTTGCTGTAGTTCCACGCCACCCACGACCAGTTGGATTTCCAGCGATTCCGATAATCTCTATAGTTCCGCTATCTGTGATAGCTTTCTTTACATAAAGAAGTTCTTCGTCGATTTCCACGACGCCTTTGCTGAGAGACTTAACATCATCTACTGCAATAGTAAGGTCATCAGCATCGATGGCACTAGTAATGACAGTAATTGAATCCTGGTTCTTAATATAAGAACCAACCTCAGCAATAGTCTGTTCGACCAATTCCGATAATGTAGCCATTATGCTTGTGCTGCCCTTCCTATTTTTTCAGATACTCGTACAGCTTTTTGAATATCTTTCATCTTGGTTGATGCTGGTTGAATACCGAGTTTGCGAGCATCGCGGTAGGCGCTTAACTCTTTATCGGTTGTCTTAATAAAGTTTGCTGCGCCTTCATGACTGACGCCAATGTTTGCATCGCGTAGACAGTCGCCATAGCTTTCATGGTCTTGCGTACGGCATCCGCTTCTACACTTCGACAATGTAATCTCCATAACCTGCAGCGGTTAACTCCGCTGCTTCAGCTGGTGTAATTGGGTTGTCGTATCCACCACGCAATACTTTGTCATAGTCTGCAAGACTAGAGTCTTGTGGAGATACAATTGTTTTCCAGGTTCCATTGTCTTTGACAACGGTTTTTCCCCATGGGTATGAGACAAACCAGAGGTCATTAGATAGACCTAACTTGATTCTCATAGTTGGTCCACGGAAGATTAGTGCCATTACCACTTCACCTTGTCTGCCCAGTAGGCTGCCGACATAACGCCCTTGCTAATATTCTTGGCGTGACGTGCTTTAAATGATTGACGACGTTGACGATAAGACTTTGTCTCGCCAGCTTTTTCTGGTGAACCAGATACGCCCTGTTGACCAAAGCGAATAGTCTTTACTTGCGAACCAGATTTGGCTACAACAACGTGTGACTTGGTTGGATGGCTAGGTGTTCGCTTAGCTTGGTTAAAACCAGATACTCCTGCTCGCTTTAGTCTTGGGTCCATTTAACTCTTCTTTGCTTTAGGCTTCTTGACTCCTGGCTTAGCTTTACCAGAGATAGAAAGAGCAATAGCAATTGCCTGCTTTGGGTTCTTTACTACCTTTGCTTTCTTAGGACCTTTTGGGTCTACGCCACCATGAAGGGTGCCAGCTTTGAATTCTTTCATTACTGCTTTAACTGATTTCTTTGGCATTAGCATTTACACTTTGACTTGGCTTTGCCACACTTCTTGCACATTTTTGCTGGCATGATTACATGCCCTTCTTCTTCTTAATCGCTGGCTTCTTGACGGCTGGCTTCATCTTAACCTTGCCATATTCCATCATCATTTCTTTCTTGCCTTCAGACTTCTCATGCTTCTTCATTGCAGTCTTTGACTTGTACTTCTCATTCTTCATTGACATCTTCTATACCCTCTTCTATGAAATCTAAGCCTTCTAGTTCTAAGTCAGGAAGCTGGCGCATTAACAATTCCCATGCTTCACCTTCACTAAACCCTGCTTCTTTATACTCTGTGTAAAGCTCGTGTGCCTGTACAGCATGTAACTTAAGCGGTGTCAAGAAAGTTGTATCTGGTTTTTGTTTCTTCTTTGCCATATCTCCCCTAAGTAGAAGGGGGAGGTTGCCCTCCCCCTTCCGTCAAAGTTACGCAGTTGCGATGCTTGACTTGGTCTGGATAACGTAACGTGCTTCCTTGCGGTAGACGTTCCATCCGAGTAGACCCTTCCAACCCGCTGGGCGGAAGCGCATCAACTTATCTGTAACTGGACCGATAACAGTCTTTGGCTCATATGAAACAGCCTCAACAAGAGCCTGCTTACCAAGGAGTACAGTTGCGTAAACCTTAGATGTTCCTGAACCTGAGATTGACTCAGCACGTGGTGTTTCGATGTAACGAACCTGGTCGTAGATACCGATTTCACCATTCCATAGGTTGGCAACGCCAGCCTCTGTGTAGGTGTGTGGTAGCTGCCATGAAACGTTTCCAGCTGTTGCTGCTTCTGAACGAAGGTCGAAAGACACATCTGGGTGAATCAGTGCTGTGTAGAATCCACCATCACGTGGCTGAACAGATGCACCACGAAGCTTTGCTACACCCTTGCGAGCAAGTGCTGCAGAGATGTATGGAGCTGTAGTTGAAGCAGATACGTTCTCACCGTTGATAGTTGTTTCATCAGCTGATGCTGTACCTGTGTAGCGCATTGTTGCAAGTGATGTAAGCTTCTGCCATACAAGTGCATCCAAAGAATCGCGCATATTGAAAGACAACATGTCTGCGACTGCTGGGTCAATTGATGATAGAGACTCTAGAGCTAAACGCTCTGTTGTAATAACAGCATTACCAAACTCATCTACAACTACGTTCACCTTGTCGGTGTTTGATAATGTAACTGCATCTGGGTCTTGTGTTTGAGTTAGTGCTGTAGTAGCACGTGATAGGTCCTTGTAGACCTGGAATACGACAGTGTTGCCTGGGTTTGTTACATCGACAGGGCGCTTGTCCGCAAACTTGCGGAACATTGGCTCCGAACGAAGGTTAAACTCAATCAGCTTGTCATACGAGGTTTGAATCAAGTTCGACAACGTTGAGGTTGTCGTACTCGTTGCTGGTGTAGTAGGCATGATTTCCTTCTATTAGGGGTTTATGTGGACTATATGTCAGCCTTGGATGATTTTCATTAACTCTTCTTTGGAACCGACATTGTTAATACGTGATTGCAAGTCTTGTCCAATATAAGGGTCAACATCTCCATCTTCGAAGTTTGACATTCGCTCATATTCTTGAGCATCTGGGGAGGCTTCCCCTCCCTCTTCAACGGCTTCGATACCGAAGGCATCGCCGTATTCGTTCAACCATTCAGCAATCGCATCCGCGTCGGCTTCGACTTCAGATGGTATGAACTGAGCGATTCTTGGGTTTAACCCGAATGACTCTAGGATTTCTCCGACTGATGTTTCGTGACTATAAGTTGTGAACTCTTCAATAAGCGATTCTTTTTCCTTCAATTGTTTCTGAAGTCCATCGATTTGCTTACGAAGCTTCTTGACCAAGTCAGTACCGCTGTAGTCGTCGTCTTCTTCGATATCGTATTCGTAGTTGTCTGCCATTGCTTTTTCTCCCTATTAGTTAGTTGGAACCCTCATCGGGTTTGCACCACACGTACTCCTCACCAGGGGTAGTGATTCGTAGACGTGATGACTTCCAGACTTATACACATCACCAGGGCTGGACGGTCTGGGACGGAACTTAATTAAACGTCTGGATTAGTCAGACGTCTTGATAGACTTCCTCGGTCTATAGCACTGCGTTGTGAGAACTTGGCGCGTTCCTTGGAAGCAAGCTTCTTGGTTTTAAGCGCGACTTCTGTTCCACCAGCAAGGGCAAGTTGCTGACGAGTCAAGTCTTCTTGACCAGCATTCTCACCGTATAGACCCATTAAACGTGCATAGTCTTGCTGGTTACGAGCTGTGGTTTGGAATGCTTCTTCAGCACCAGCTGCTTTACCAGCAGTAGTAATCTCCTCAGCAAATGCCTTGGTTGCACCACCAGTAATTCCTGCACGAAGTGCAGCACCACCAACTTCAGTAGCTGTGTACATCTTCTGCGCTTCTGGTGTTGAATAAACAAATCGCTTGTCAATAGCTCTAAATGCTTTGTCTTTATCAAGAAGATAAGCAACCATGTCGGAATCGGTAAGACCGTAATAATCTTTTAGCGCCTTCTTAACATTTGCATCAGCAGTTTGCAACACATTCTTTGCAATAGTAACGCGGTCTTTTAGTTCATCTGGACTTACAGCGTTAGCAATAAGGTTAGTGAAGTCGTTAAGCTCGTTGTAGAAATCAGTTGGCAACCCAGCGGATTCCATATACTGCTTGTAAGTTCTTTCTGTTTCAATGTACTCACGTGGGGTTAGAACTCTATCTCCTGGCAATCCCTTGCCAGACGCCATACGGTCACGAATAGTTTTGTTTGCAGCAAACCGTGTATTGTAAGCATCGCTACTATAAATTGCCGTTAGGACTTGGTCCTCAGTTGGCATAATGTTGTCGGCGTATACTTTATCGATAGACGCAACCATTGACTTAATTAAATCTTCACCAAGACCAAGGTCTTGAAACATTTTCATTACTGAGTCACGAGCGCCAAAGTCTTTGTAAGAATCAATAACCTTACCTGCTGAACCGTCGGACATGACCTCAACGGTTTCAACAATTCCGCCAGCTTTACGTACAGTACGTACGCCAACCACCTTTGGCTTAGCAGCGTCAGCTGCTGCTTTAGTTGCAGCATCTGTTTGTAGCTTTACCAGTTCTGCAATCTGCTTGGTAAGTGCTTCTACTTGTGCGTTTACTGCAGCAAAAGCAGGATTGCTTGTATTGGCTGTGCTTGTATTTGCTGCACTGGTATTTGCTGCACTGGTACTAACGACACTTGTATCCGCTGTGCTGGTATTGACTGCAGTTCCAACTTTACCGTCAATATAATTTTGACCGTTGTATTCGCCTGTATATGGTTTACCCTTAAGCATGAGAATACCATTGACAGTAGTAAATCCATCACCACCTGGTGTTTCTACAACCTTACCATCTACGTAGTTTTTACCATTGAACTCACCAGTCCATAGCGAACCGTTGAAATAGACAAGTCCATTTTGCTCGAAGAAACCATCTACGCCTTGTGGAAAACTACTGGTGACTTCGCTGGTTCCAGTGACTGTAGTTGTTGATGTGCCAGTAACAGTTGCTGTTGTTGTATCAGTAGGAGTAACAGTTGGCGTACCAGCAGTTGGTGGTATTAAGCCAATAGCTTCTGCTTCTGCATCGTTAAGGGAAATTCCTAATGCTTGTTTTCTTCTTGCAGTTGCCACCAGAGTTGGGTCTGCTGTAACGGTTGGTGTTGGTGTCGTTGTGTTAGCTGGGATGATTGTGCCACCAACAATAGTTCCACCATCTACTTGCAATGTTTTTTGAGTATTATATTTTGCATTTAATGCTTCTGCTTTAGCAGCAGCTTGTGCTGCTTGCTTAGCTAGCGCTTCTAAACGTGCCTTCTCTGCAGATGCTTTAGCTTTAGCTGCTGCTTCCGCAGCTAACCTTGCCTTGATTCCTGCAGCATCAGCTTGCCCTTTGTAAAAATTCTGCAACGCAACTGTAAGGGTTTCTACGGTACTGGAACTAGTGTAAAGCCCATCTCCGCCACCATCAATCATATAAGCTGGTAATAACATGTTTACCCCATGAATCCAAAGTCTTGAAGAATGCGACTTGCAATTCTTGTCTTCTCTTCTTTTGCGTTCTGAGTCAAGTCCCACTTAGAGCTGCGACGTGCCATCTTCTTTGCATCAAACAGATTAATTGGAGCTACATTTCCCTTTTCATCTGTTGCGTTTAAAGCGCGTTGTACATATTCATCGTTAAGGTCAATTGAATCTACATCTGTTTCCCAGACAGTAGCCATAGCCTGTAGCCATGGGTCTGCTGCTTGACGAAGGGTTTGACCCTGGTCAATAAGGTTTGCCAAGCCAGGAGCAAATGACTTTGCTCGTGCCTGTAGTGCATCATCAACTTGTTGTGGCTGTAATGTTCCACCAACAAGACCCTTCATACTGGTTTCAAACCAATTGGTAAAGCCAGCATTGGACATAGTCTGTGGGTATCCATAGTCCCAAGCTTGCTTGTAGAGACTCTGTGCAAGAGTCTCAAGGTTTCCGCTTAGTTTGGTATAGACAACTCGGTCACCAATTTTATCGTTCTTGCTGAAGTCAATAGCGCCAGCCATAAGCTTGTTAATGTAGTCAGCGTCGTAACGAACTACCTTACCGTCTTTAATAACAGCTTGCTTCATCATTTGTTCTGCGTAAGTAATCGCATCTTGTGCGCTGATAGTTAGTCCATTAGCTGCAAACTTCTTGACAATCTCACTTGCGTTTAGCTGCAAATCTGCAGCAAACTGTCCAGGGTTTGTAGTTTTGGCATATTCAAATGTACGTTGTGTATCTGTCTGGTTCAACCACCAAGATGTTCCCTTAATTAATTGCTCTTGCATATAAGGGTCTTCAATCATTGGCTCGCCGTTAGCACCAAGAATCTTATTAAGAACTTCTTGTAGGCTTGGGTCTGCAGCAATAACCGATGCAGCAATACTAAACTTTGCTTGCAACTGAGCCAAGGAGAAAGTATCTTTAGTCTGAGCCGAGGTTGTACTTAACGTTGCTGGGTCTGTAACAATCTTTGAACCAGCTGGTATAATTGGTTCTTCGGTTTCTTTTGGAAGGTCAGCACCAGTTTCGCTTGACATGTTTCCTTTATTAAGTTTGTCAACCTTAGCCTGAGCTTGAAGCTTTTGCTTTTCTAGTGCAGCAAGACGCGCTTTTTCAGCTGCATCTTTTACAGATGTAGAACTTTTTGTATCCCCGACAGGAATAACAATCTTCTGGTTTACACGGATAAGATTAGGATTAGTAATCTTTGGATTAACTGCAAGAATCTTTGCTACAGTAGTTTTGTTGGCTTTAGCCAACGCACTAAGCGTATCGCCCTTTTTTACCGTAACGGTTTTATTTGCCATTACTGAACGACCTTTCCGATTGCTGTCTTATCCGAACCGATTAATCCTTCAACCAGTCTTAAAAAGTTTTTTACTGCAAACGACTCTGCATAATCAGGCAAACTGCGAGCAAAGTTCTGTGCAAAAAGTGTTGGGTCAAATCCTGTTGACTGTGTAGCGTTTGTAAC